TCGCTTGTGCTATCAACATTAAATCCTTCGGTCAATATATATGGCGGCGGATTGTCGGCAGATAATCTTTTAGTATCAAATATATCACCTTCTCTGTCAACAATAGCAAGCTCGATACCAACGCTTCTTTTTCCACTTTGCGGAATACCTATGTTACCAAAAATTGTAGATTGATATTGTGTTTCTTGTTGCCAATATGGAATCCATTCGGTTCCTTGATAGCTTGATTGCGAATCTTCTCCTGGTTGATTGACTGCGAATATTGGCGCACCAACGGGATCGTCGGCGTTTGCTTTATATACAGTTCCATCATTATATACAATGTCTCCAGAATTGTATGAAAAAATTATATCCTGACCATTGCTTTGATTTACCCAGTATTGAGAATCAGTACCTGGAACAACCGAACCAGAATCTTCATCTGGACCACTATCCTGAATGCCGCTCCATATATCATTTGCATATACAGCCAAATCACCGCTTGTAAAATTATCTATATCATTCCATTCAAAAACAAAACCCGAGTAGCTTTGTATGTAACTTTGCACCTTGTCAGAATTATCAGGATAACAAACTTGCCACTTGTCAACAAGCACACCACCTTCTTGAACGGTTTCATTTATTGGAATCAACCCCTGAGAAGAACTAACTGCCTTGTAAACATTACAATCAACCTCAGAGAAAAGAGAAGCGACCCTCCACTTTGTAGAATCAGTACCAGGTACAACAGCAGATGAAGCTTCCTGAAAAGCTAAACATTTATATAATGTCGAATTATAAACAACCAAATCATTCAGCTGGTATTGATTGTTTACATCAAAATACTCAAAATACTGATCGGGGGCGATAACCAAATCGCCAGCAACATAAGTTCTTGAAAAATCAAACAAACCCTCTGTATACTGCGGTCCAAAGTTTTGATCAACCTTATAAACTACTCCTTGATAATAAAATGACTCACCAACAATATAATCAACATCCTTTTGCCATTGATCATAAACTGGTTTTATTTTTGGATCTTCATTGCTTGTTTCAAGTATTGCTTTATATACATTTTGATTATCATCAATTACATGCTCGCCAGAATTGTAATTTTTTGTATAATCAAAACTTTCATAAATAGAAGGAAATCCTCCTGTTCCATATATACTATTATTTATTTCTCGGGTATATTCGTATGTATTGAATATTTTAGAAGTTTGCAAGCCGTATACAAGCTCTGTATCACCATCTTCATTTTTAGTGAGAGATATAGAATTATTTCCTTCAGTTAATCCTGTAATTATTTGATTTGTATGAACATCATACAGAGACCCACTTAATCCCAATATAGCAGGCAACCCACCCTCTTTAAATGCTGCGCGATATTGAACAAGATCAACAGCATTTTCATCTTGATCCACAATATCCCAATTAAATACAAGATCATCTTCTCGTTCAAAATATCTTAGATTAGCAATTCTTATTTCAGACTGAAATGGAAACAACAGCGAACCTTCTTCCCCTTGAACTGACAAAGAGCCACCCTCAGACAGTAAAAATAGATCGCCTGGCCCAAAATCATCAAACGCCTGAAATGTATAATAATATTTATAACCAAAAAATTGTTCTTGATTAAATGATAATGAACCCAAACTTTCTTGCTCAAAAACATAATCAATTGATTGTCCATAATTTGTCCAAGTTGCTGAATCATTTTGCGGCGCATTATTATATGAACTAGTATGATCAATGTTTGATCTAAAAACATCTCCATCTCTTGCAACCAAATCACCAGAATTATAATTAGAATTAACATTCCATGTTAAATTATTAGAAATTGTGCTGTTTATATCTTCAATAAAGTTTTTACTTAGCGTCAAATCTCCGCTATCAAACAACTCTCTATTCTCAGGAATACCAAGAACATTGATATTCATGCCGCTATAATCAACTGAATCAACAGCCCAAGAAAAAGACATTTGCGAACCATTAAGACTTGAAGTTAAATTATTTAAAAATAACGCCGGATTGTTTCCGCTAATTGTGCCAGTCGCGGTTCTTCCAAAACTATCTACAGCAACAATTTCAAGAGAGGTATTCCTCGACAAATCAAATCCATCAAAAACATTTCTATCAAGAGTGAGCGAAAAATTTCTAAAACCAGAAAGATCTTGAGCTACATTATTGGGGTTCGTATTGAATTGACTAGAAAAAGATTGTATAGCAGAATTTTGATCATCATAAGATGAAACATCTATCACTTGATCATCGCTTTTTATATTTACAATAAACCCAGAGAATAGAGTGTCGGACAACAATTCTGTTGACACAGACTGTCCCTCAAGAGCATGTCCTACAGGAGGAATCAACTCCCATAAAACCTCCATATCTTTTCCTGCGAATTGCTGGGATACAATCAGATCGTCGCCAGGCTCTGCTGGACTTTTTTCTACGAACAAACTGTCAACAACTGCTCCTCTTAAATCTGATATTCTTAAATTATTAAATGTAAATGTTTGATCAAATGTCGGCGGACTAATTGTTATAGATTCGCTAATAAAATCAGATCTTATACCAATATCACTGACCGCAAAAATCTTAACCTCGAACACTCCATAATTACCCTTTAGCGAAACAATCTTTGTAGCAATACCGCCAAGACTGTCAACCAAATCACTTCCTTTTCCCAATTTGTATTGAAATGAATAATTATCAGAAGTACCAATAACCTCATAATTTGCATTCAAATCATTAACAACAAACTGTATAGATATAGAAGAAGATTTCATTATACAGTTAAATCATTAAGTATTAATTGTGTTGGAGCTTCAGGTATATTCATGTCTGCTTGAGGAGGAATTGGTAAATGCGGCTTCTTTATTATACCTTTTTTATCAACAGCATCAAATTTTGAAGCATTATATTCAAGACCTGTAACTTCATATTGATTATCAGAAATTTCTTTTACGCTTAAAGTTCTAAACATTTGACCCTCTAGATATCTTTCAACTATACTTGTAGCAGACTCCACAAAACTTACGGATCCGTGACTCAGTATTTGCGCACCATCAATCAATTGAGCAACCTGACTAGAATCTATCAACTCAACAACATTATCATTCACAAAAATAGTTGCCCATCGATCATTCAATAATTGATTTAGAGATGTATTTGGGCTAGTAAAACCCGATATTGTTAAAACATTATTTTTTAATATATCAAGCCCATGACCTTGACTCAAAACAACCCTCAAGCTCTGAAATCCTTGAATCGATTCATCTTTATCAACAGAAACAATATCAGATATATCGGTCGACCTGAATCCAGGATTGACCACAGAAATTGAATCATCCAAAACATCCGAAGGTTCATTTGAATCGTATTCATTAGAATCTTCAATCAATGAAAAATAATAACCATCATTTTGTATTACATTTTTAACAAATATATCTGTGTTTGATATTGTTTTAACTGATCCAATATTTATACCAGAAGTATCGGAGTTGTATCGATAAAAGAATTTTGAATATTTTTTTACAAAAATCCATTCGCCCTCATCCTGGATATACCAAAAGTAGTTTTCTCCAACTTGATTTATCCATACCCAACCAAGCCCATAAGAATAAAACCAAGCATTTCCAGAAATTCCTTGCTCAAGCAGGTTTTTAATATTGATCCAACTATTTAATGGTCGCGAGAAAATCAATTCGTTCCCAGCTCCAATATAAACACGACCAAAAATATCAGACCAAGCCCAGCCATCAGAAACGATTCCATCAATTTGCAGCGCGCTTTTTAGAGAAATAGAATCAATTTCCTCAGATGATGAAGTGGAAATCAATCCCTTGATAGAATATGGAACACCAATAGATATTTGATCTAAAGCTTCTTGAGTAACCGAATTGATTGTATTTGTTTCGGAATACGAGCAAAAATAATGCAATCCACCTTCGTTCAAAAGAAAATCGCGACCTTTATCTAGTACATTAACCACAGAATAATTACTATTACTATTTGGATTATCAAGCGAAACTTGAAAAGTATGTTTTGTTTCATTTACAACAAAAAATATTCTTGTCTTATCTAATCCCCCCGGCAAAACACCATCACTTTTAAAAATTATTTTATCGCCAGTTTCAAATCCGTGTTCAAATTTCTTCAATCTATTACTTTCCGAATCTACATCAAAAGGTATCTTGAGCAACAAATTGTAAGCTATAGTTGTTTGCCCTTGAGGGCCTTTTTTAACATTTTCTGCTCTTCCAATTCGCGCTTCAAATTTATATATTTGAGGAGTAAAAATACTTTCCATTTCTTGATCTTGATCATCTGCATCATTTTCGGATGGAGCCCTTGATTCTAGATTTTCTTGTGTTGAATTTGATGCTCCAATACATACAGTCAACTCTACTTTAGATAATACAGGATCATCTTGTATAGATTTATCAAGCAAAATGTATGAATCATTGTAGGTAAAAGTTTGTTCGTTTAACTTTAATTCCCGCGAAGACCCAATATCTAATATTCTTCCACTTTTACTTTTACCAACCCTCGTTTCGTCAGAAATCTCAAACACCGAACCAGGAAACAAGTACGAAGCTTCTTGTCCAGCAGTAAACTTAACGCTTTCTGTTTCAAGTTGAGATGTTAAAAGTATCCACTTCGCAAATCTACGAGCTTGACTTTCTGATGTTATACCAAGCCCCATTGTTTCATTTTCTATATATCCAAATTTTTGTATAGCATCAGCATCCTCTTCATAAACCAAATCGGGCTTATAATTTTTCGCTTCATTATTAAATCTAACCATACATGCGGTTATTTTTTTATTTTTCTGCACGCCAACATAAGTAAACCCATCCTTATTTATATTTGAACTATTGAATAATTGTATTGGATGTTTTATTGAATCCTGTACAGCTAATATTTTTCCACCAGAATATGCGCTCATTCCTCGAAACATAGATGCAAGATTTTTTATCACCTCAAAAGCTTCTGCCCGATCAGTAAGATATAAATTAGCAGAAAATCTTGGCTCTACTGTTGGATGATTTATTTGTGTTGCACATGCACCAACCGTTGTCCCAGTTGCAAATTTTGGACCAGATACAATAACAGTAAAAGAGTCTGGATTGGAACTTATTATAACTCTTTCTTCAATTGTAAACTCACCCTCTCTTGCGGCAGATCGATATGCTTTCTCGCCATCACTCAAGTCGGTAGTTGATTGATGTATAAAAAATGCAACCTTTTTTCCTGCAAATGTTTTATCATCCCCAAAATAAGAAACGAAAAGTTGCCTTCTAAGCGCCTTATCTTCCTCAGTAGAACCATCAAAAGATTTAAGCGTATAACTGTTCGTAGAATCAATAGCCTGATATTCAGTTTCTTTACCTTCTATTTGCATGATTCTTATTTCCATTTGCGTTGGATCTGTATTTTCAATCACTATATTATCACACACAAAAGGCTGAGGTTGTCCATTGGATGTTTCAATTGGATAATCTGTCTCAACCAACTCATCACAATATTTTGCTATTTTATAAAGTTGCCACTTATCGATATTTTCTTCCTCTAACCCATACTTACCAACACCATATCTAGCATTATGTAAAAGATCAAAAAATATCCAAGCTGGATTGTCTGTCCAATATTTTTCTGAATCTGGTACAGTATGAATTGACATATCAGATCCTGTTTGCCCTTTAAACAGTCCATTCCATGGTCCTTCATATTTTCTAGATACTGGATCATAATTTGAAGGAACAAGTACTTTTTTTAATTTCACATGATATGATCGATCTGGAGCTTGCGAGAAGTTTTTACTATCTATAACAATTCTTGTCATTGCACTGTGAGGGTATATTAGGTTTTCACTTATTTTTTCTTCTATATGTGCGAGCTGTAGCCTTCGAGTTCTGGCTACCCCACCGAAATCATCACCCTTGACTGATGGATCATATTCAGGACTAAGTTTTATCACCTTAAACGTTATACCATCACTTGTATTAGAAGAATCATAAGTTCTATCTATTTCTATTGTTATATCAAATTGATAAGCAGACGTAGCTATTCCAGATAAAACAAAATGCGCTTGATCTTCATAATTTGTTTCAAATTCTTCTTTTAGTTCAACTCCATCGCCAACTCTTTTAATTTTACATCCAGAACTGTTTGGTTCTAATACATTATAATCTCCATTCCGTGTAGATATCAATATCGCAAACGCAACGCTATTAACATTTACCTTTCCGTCATCTGCCTGGCTTGATATTTCTGCTCGAAATGAAAAAGTAACCTCATTTACTGCCGAATTATTAACAAAATGAGAAAAAACTTTTGCGTCATTATCTATTGCTCCTTGAATACCATATCTTAATTTTCCATACGGAGGCGGACCATATATCAAAGTATCATATTCTTTTATGTAAAAAACGCCTTCGCTTAGTATTTTACTTTCATCTTCTGCGCCAAGCTTATGATCTGGTTTGCCCGATCGGTTGTCTTGATTTTCATTCAATACATAATTGTAAGAACCAACATCTTGCCCTGGAGCCGGAGAATTTCTTACCTGTACATCATTAACATACACAGCTTCAAAAATATCATCAGATGGCAATGTTACTCCATATTTATCAACAAATCCATGTATTGGACCCTCAGAAAGTAAATCCACAAACTCCATCTCGGTATAACTTTCCAAGGTTTTAGCTTTTGCTGAATCAGTAAGTTTTTTGCTTGTTTTTCTGGTTGCAACGTTTGTTGCGCCGATTTTCAAACGACCATAACCAACAGGCACAGCTATTCCTTGAGCTTGTCGAGTGCTTGCACCTGCAAGCAGAAAGGATTTTGTTGAAATTGGGTCTTTTCGCTCGGGTGGTTTTGGAGGCTTGGTTAGGGCTTGCATTGCAAAACTGACTGCTGTAGTAACAACAATCATACCAAGAGTAGTCAAGCCGCCCGTTGCGGTAAACAATGCGAATATTCCGGCAGCAGGCCCAGATCCACTAATCGGATTCAACACATGTATTTCTTTTTGCTTTAAATTTACTTTTGATAATTTTTCATCAATTATATTTTCGCGCAAATCATTTTCATCTTTTATAGATTTTGGATCTTTTGATAAAGCGATATATTCGGTACCATTTTTTGCAGCATTGAATATGTAATCAAAAAAGCCTTCGTTATTTGCTTCGATGGCGGCGTATGCTTCTTGCGCACTATCCACAGCAAGTTTCCACTTTTTACCAAAGCGCTTGCCTAGCTTTCCATGTAGATATACCGTTTTCACTTTACCTTAAACCTTGTATAGTTATACACTTATATTTTCGTATAAGTAAAAGTCATTATCCCTTATACTATATATAAGATATGGTATGCATGATTCATCAGAATTTCGAATGTCATTTGTGCTTGGTTGAGAAGATCCCACTGGATGAGAATGCACAATATATTCTACATCATAATCAATCAATATTACCGGATCTATAACAAAATTACAAGTTGGATTATCGCTGATATTTTCGCATTCTAAAAACGACAATTGTTCATTTTCACAATGCACAACACCACAACACTCTATGTCAGGATTTTTGCGGCAATAATTTTTTATTTGTTCAAGTATATTTTGACGTATTTTATTCAATTGGAAATTTCTCTGTACCAGGAAACCCTCCAAATCTAATACCTTTGGACCCGAAGCTTTCATTGTGCAAAGAAATATCAATACCAGAGGGATGTTCTATTGTATCAGAAAATCTTTTTTTGCATGCATCAATTGTTTTCGCGCAAGCATCCTTTAACCAATAATCTTTGGCAAAAAATGGATGATGTTTGGATGGATCAGAATGACTTTGCACACAAACAAAAACATGCGGTGTAGATTTGTATGGATTGTTTGAATTTCGGGGAACAATTTGCACCACATCCCCCAAGTTATAACCAGAAACGTTTTCTGAATTTTTATTGGGTCCGTATTTGTGCCAGTTTTCTATCGAAGCAGAAGATGAAACCCTCCCAAGTTCATAATTACCCTCGCTGTTTTTTTGTTTGTTTACGGCAAAACCCTGTATCAAACTTTGTCCGCCAGAAGTCTCAATCGGCAACCCTTTGTATCCGCATCCAATTGAACATCTGTACGTAAAATTACAATATCCAGACAAAACAACCCTTGCTGGCACATAAGATTCTTCTAGCTCAAGTGCAGATACCAATTCAAATTCAATAAAATTTTTATTTTCTGCAGTTTTATTGTTTATAAAATATACATCATCAATCAGATGAGAATTTTGATCAGACACACCAAAAGGATTAACTCCTTGTGGAAAGTTTTCTGAATCAAGAAATCGTGCATAAGTTCTTTTTCTTGTGACCTTGCAATTTGCAAAGTCTTGATTTGAATGAACTATCTTAGAAAACAATCCTTCAGGATTAGCAATAGTAAGTTTGGGCCTTGGAAGTCGTCCATCAGATTTATTTTCAAAACCATCAACCTTGATCGGAAGAGGTTGATATGAATAACCTTGCCATACAATTGGATTTGTTCCATTGATCATTGGGCAAAATCTATACACAGTATCTGCTCCAATATTTATGCCATACAAATCTTTTAATTCTTCAAAATTTGGCTGCAAGTTACTAAAATCAATTTCATACAAATCAATCAAAGCATCAGGAGTTAATGATATCAATTGCTTGTTTAAATTTGCTTGCGACTTGGCCATTTTATGTGTTTATATATATTTTAATCTCACCACTCTTTGATCCATACAGAGAATCACTATCAACAACTATTGATGTAGAATAATACCTACTAGTTTCTGTGCCTATTATATCAAAACTTCCACCACTCAAATCATCACCCAAAAGCGCGCCACCTTCTTCGCTTGAAGTAATTATAGAGCCTTGTGCATCTCTTACAGGTTCAGTCATGTACAATAAATTATAAATCAAATCCGATTGTTTTACACCCTTAAATACAATCTCTATATACGACTCTTCGCCGCCACTTAAAACGTTCGTTATATTGTTTGCGTTTTTAATAAATTCTTCATTTATGAAATAATCAGTTTCAAGAGTTATGTTTTTGTTTGACAAATCTCTAATCACTCCATTGTTATACTGAATAAAAGATTGGCCGCCGACCTCAACAACATCAAAAATATATCCACCCTCGATTCCCTCAGTAAATGCTTTTCTAAGGCGTATTTTTTTATTATACAAATTTATTGTTTCATCTGCGTTACTCAAATTAACACCAGAACTTTGATCAGGAAGATCAATCTCTCTACTAGAGGAAGGTAAATTTTTCTTGATCAACGGAACATTATCATTTTGTTGCCCAAGTATATAAAAATCATTACTATCTGCAGAAACAGAATAAATTTCTGTATTTCCAAATCCAGTTGGATGACTTTCATTCAATATCAACAAAGTATTACTTTCTATGGAATTTATAGTGAAAATTTCATCATTTGCCCTTATTTTATCTCCAACGTTAAGATCTCTTAAAAAACTAGTATCTATTCCCTGCAATCTGTTCCTAGGATCTCCTCCCAAAGATACTTGACCATTCAGTTTATTAATCAAAAACGCATTTTCTAAAGTTATTGATTTGTCACCAATATTCCTCAACAACAATCTTCCTCTAAAATTTGTATCAATACCAAGTTCCTCGCCAACATCTTTCACTTTCATAACAAACGGAGAAGTAAAAACAAGCTCTCCCTCAGCTTCTGGAGATGGAGTTATAGAGCTTTCATATTGTTGTGCGCTAAAATTAAACGGATACTGTTCGAATTTAGCTGTGATACTATGATTGTTTTTATAGTTGTATGTGTGGCTCCATTCTTGGCACACAAAATTCTGCGAAGTATCATAAGGTGCAGGCGGAGTAAAATTAAAAGGTATGCAACCATAATGCTGCTCCAAAAAATGAAGTATTACTCGCGCCTCAGAATCAGTTCGATTATTAAAATTCAAATCAAGAATCAATAAACTTTCATTTATTCCATCATTAAATGTTTGAGTATATCCTGCACCCAATGCAATCTGACTCAGTCGAGGTTTTTGATTTACATTCAAACCAATAGATGGCTTCCAGAAGAAATCTCGCGTCCAATATTCTGTATGAGTGTCTTTAAAATATCCATGTTCGCGGGTCCAATTTGCTTGAGCCTCAACGGGATCTTTTCCGGCAGCGCTAGCATCTCCACTCCAATAATAAAAATCTTTATTTACAGAACTATAAACAATATCATTTTTTTCATAATATTCTGAATTCGAATATTCTTCAGCGGGATAAACAAATAGTCCACTATTTTTTTGCAGTATAGATGAATCAAGATTTGTTATTTTGACATCAATGTCATTACTGTTTTCAAAATTTAAACTATGATTCCATTCGCTAGATGTAAACTTTTTTGATTGAACTTCCGTCGAATCGTATGGATGAAATGTAGCATTTCCGTCCCACCTAAAACCAGCAATTCCTTGATTGTATCTAAGATTAGCTGTGTTATCGTATTGCTCGTGCTGACCTTGATGATTTTCAAGAAAATGTATCATTGCATTTGTTTCACGATTGGTGCGGTTTTTGAATTTCAAACTCACTTCCATCGTTATGCTATTTATATTTTTTGGCTGCAGAATATAATATCCATTGCCGTATTCATATTTATGATTGTTTGTGCGAAAATTTACTGTGCTTCCGTAATCCGCATCAAAGAAAAACAAATCTTTCGACCAATTATCTGGATTGTTTGTTATATCTTTATCAACGGTTGATATGGACAGTAGATTTTCGCTGTATGCTTCATATTCTTTTATGGTTGTTGATGTGTTTACCCCTTGAATTTCTATCTTTAATTTTTTTGGGGACTCAACTCTATCAGGCAATGTTACCGTTGGAGGAACATTAGCAACAACAGAAGGATCATCAATTTCTTCAAAAGAATTGCTTACAGTAAAACCATAAAATTTATTATTAGAATTGTTTTTGATTAATGCTTTGTACCCGACAACAAACGCATCCTTTCCAAGAATCAACCATTTTATAGATCCCCTTCTTTTAAATTGAGTATACTCGGGAAGAGCAGAATATTGTTGTTCGCTAATAGATAAAGATCCATCATTCCATGATGAAGTTACAATATTAGCATCTTGTTGACTGCCAAGATATACAATTGCTTGCGTGTAACCACCATCAAGCTCAAAAGGATAATATGTATGATCTTTATTGACCTGAAATAGCTCAACACCAAACCACTCTAGCCACCCATTTGGACCGAGTGTAGAATCTCCCGATTCTCCGAGATATATAAAAGAGTTTGAGTCAACATTTGAAGATCCAAGAAATTGATTGGAAGCCCAAAACCACATACCGCCACCAATTTCAGAATAAAACCAAAACTCTTTTTCATTATTGTTAGACAACGATACATATATCCATCCCCAAAAAATACTGTAAATCCAATTTCCATTGGGCGCATAAAACTGAGGTACATTAATAGAATTTGTTTCGCCTATATTAGCTTTAAAGAACCACGAAGATTCATACCAATCATTATCCAAGCTTTGTACATCAAGCACAGAAAGCAAATTATTTTCCGCGGGTAATATAATTTCAACTTCATAATTTTCCTCAACACTCAGTATATTATACTCTCCATCCGAACCATTCAATGATCCAGATATATTCAAAGTTTGGCCAACACTAAAATTTTGACTATCGTTCGATTCGTCGTATATATAATGAGTTGGCGAACCATTATATGTTGATCCATTTGGATCTAATGTAAATCGATAACCTCCCTCAACAACAATATTTCCTCCTTGCGCCATATCATCTCGCGCATAATAAAACAATCCATCTCCTGTATTATATACAAAATCAAACTTTTGATAACTTGCGCCAGGATCAAACACTCCGCTATAATTAGAAACATGAGTCAAATGATCAGACTCAAAAATATCAACTTCGCTTGTCATTTTATTATTTCTTTTATTGTGATATTTCCTTTTGCATATTGACCTTCAGCAATGTTCATTGATTGAGTTTGTATTTTTCCATTTGCAGAAAATCGCGCAATTCTTTCGCCTTGCATAGACAACAAGAAAGCATCTATTCTTGAATCACTCAAACCAAACGGGGTGGTTGAATCTTGTTTGTCGCCGTATGCATTTATATTCTCAAGCATTTCGCTTGATTCAATGGTCATTTCTTTTTCTATACTTTCCACAGTTACCCTAACAGGCGAAGTGCCATTTGCTGTTGTGTTTACGCTTGTATTCTCATTCGCGCGAATATGATCATGTACTTTTCTATTCACTAATATATTATATTTTAAACTCGCAATCTCAAATTCATTCAAGGTCGAAACCTTGGGTGGAGCTTCTCGACCCTCAACACTTCCAGCAAGCGTCCAATGACTTTCTCCAAATTTTTCTTTTGTTTGACTTTGTACGGGCTCAGAAAAACCATCTTGATCATAATCCCATGTGCTTGCGGGATTCTCATAGTAATCATTTAAATCCTGATGATATAAAACATATCCCTCATAATCATACTGATACGAATCACTTGCAATCAACGAACCAAATGACTTTAATGAATGCGCGAAATCAACTTCACTTTTACTAAATCTTCTATCAATCACACGCTCAACACTACCATATATATCATAACTTGCAGTGGCACGAACAATTTGAAAAGGACTCATATCAAAAGCAAAAGATTTAAGATACATATTATTAAAGCTATAACGACCAACAACATTATCATTTATTGGCGCCTCACTCATTCCCGCAGCTATATCAAACATTCTATTGATTGTATTTGGATTGCCGCCCTCAGCAAATTGTTCGGCAGATATAAAAAACGATACCTCCAGCTGTCCGCGCAATCCTTGATTCGGCGAAAACTTAACAAATTCTGTTTTTGCACCGGCTATTTTCGCATCATATTCGCCATATACCCTTTCAACTTCTAGCGCCGGAGATATCGATAAATTCGCGCTACTGGCAAACAAATCTTTGCCACCGATAGATATTTTACCATCTTCGAAACGTAAAAGTGGACCACTCATGATATATCATTATGCAAGGTTTCGTATCCCTTGTATGTCAACGAGATACTCATTTCCTCTTCTGTTGTACCATTCACACTTTCTCCAATCAAATGTACATTTCTACCCTCAAACTCATTGATCAAACTATTATCAACTGCATCAAGTATTTCTATTTTTACATCACTTTTTGGAGCTGCTTGTATTCGATCTTTTATTTCACGTATTTCATATTCATCAGCAAGAATAGTAAAATTGATATCAGTTTCTATAGGATATTGTGTGTCGATTTGTATTGGATCTAAATTTTTTGTGCCAGCTTGAGCGTTATTCCAGTCAGATAAATTTCCTTTTGGTAAACCATAAACTGGTTGCGTATTGATTGTTCGACTATAACTAAAATCACTAATTGCGTCCACCGCAAAATCGCTCACCGAAATGCGCATACTTGCTTGATCTGGATATTTTATTGCGGGATGAATTTTTGAAGCTGGAGAATTGGCCACATTCTTTCCCAAACTTCCATATACAGTAAAATCTGTTTGAATGTCTGGAATCTCTCCCACACTACAGCTCACGCTATATCTAGATACTCTGGCCTTGGTGAACCCAAAACTTTTGTTTCCATTGTCGTATAAAATCGCGCCCTCCATTTCTGATTCGTCCATAACATACGAGCCAATACTATTTTTTCTAAACAATGGATCATTGCTCACCATTTTTCTGTTGACGCTAAAGTTTCCCTGTAGCGGGCTGTCTATTGTTGCATCAATAAATCCTACACCAGCAACGCGCACTGGTTTTTCACTTATTCCATAACTAGCATCTACACTTTGTACCCCCAACAATTCGTATCCATCAACAACCAATGAATAATCATAATTAGAGTATGTACCAACGTGCGATAATTGAAATGTATCACTTAAAGAGCGAGCAATAATTAAAGGAATAAAAAAAGGAAACATGATCAATCACTTAATAGCCCTCCTGGACGCTGCTCTTCCATTATAACAGATACAACTTGTTGTTTTATACGTTCAGCAAGTTCCGAATTGTTCTTTTCGTCGCTTGATGCATCTGCTGGATTTACTCCGCTTGATTCGTTTTCTTTTTGTTGTTTTTGATTGGATGAACCGCGTTCCATGTTTATGGAAATGTTGATGTTATTTGTGTTGCCGCCAGTTGATCCAGTTTCACTTGAACCTGCGATTTCACTGACCGCGCCACCATCATAAAATTTTCCTGCGTTTATGCGATCAAGCATGGGTCGCCCAATTTGACGAGCACTGCTTGCGCGAATAACATATTCTCCCTCACTGAGCATGGCTGGAATTTGGTCGATGCCAGATTTTCCTGCGATGTGACCACCGCTGGCGTATTTGCGAATTGGGCCGCCTAAGTATTCTTGGTTATAAAAAAATGGAGCTAATGCAGGATTTATAGTTGATGGACTTCCCCAAGAAAGAGGATTAAAGCTGCGTGTTGGGGTTATATTAGTTAAACCGCTTCCTCCCGCGCTAATCGGTAGTGCTGCGGCAGTCATGTCAGCCCCAGGCAAAGTGCTTACGGCCATTCCACTAGAATCTATAGCCATATTTACTCCTGCAGGGGTATTTGCTCCATATCCAGCGGCCTTTGCAGTACCTGTTAAATTACCTCCCTGCATTGCACTACTCAATCCTGCAGTAACTAATGTACCCAAAACCATTCCCAGCAACTGTCTGCGTTTTGCTTTTTTGGCCTGGCGTTTTGCTTCTGCCTCTTGTCTGCGACGCTCTTCTTCTGAAAGGATTGACTGTATTGCGCTTGTGTCTTCTGCAAGTCCCACATTACCAGATTGAGCATAAAAAGCGCCACTCATCGCTCTTCTTTGATACAATCTGCCAGAATCAAATCCTCGTCCTCCTCCGAAATTTGCGGCAAGTGCAGAACCTTGTGCCGCAGGACCCCCTGGCGCACCTTCTCTTCTTATTTTTCCTCTCGCCAATAAATCCTGTTCTACCGATCCACCACCAGCAAATCCAGGTATACGTCCACCAGCATTCATTCCATGCATGAATGCGCCGCCATATTTAGCCACAGCATCGCGCCCCATAACATATTCACCATTACTTACCATAGCAGGCACTCCTCCACCGCGACTATAGTTGCGCACATTTCCACCTTGAGAAAACGGCAATCCAACCATCTGGTATACCATTTTTTTCATCATTGCTTCCTGTATCATGCCAAGGAAACTAATCGCGGCGTCAGTTAATCCTTCTTTTATGCTTTTTGTTCCATTAATTGCTTCGGTCATTGCACCAGCAAGTCCGTCGGCGAAAGCTCGCGGAACATTTCTGCCAAGCTCTTTATCTATGATATCAATTTCATTTTGTAAATCGGCGATACCCTGCTTAAACCCTGCCCCGAAAGACATGTCTAGGCTTTCTTTTTTTTGTTTTATTTTTTCTTGGGTTATTTTTTCTTCGGTGTCTAATATTTCTTTTTTTGAGGTGAGTTCTTGATCTAAGTTCTTGAGTTCTCCCTGAAGTAATTCCAACTTAGATTCATCTTGCACGTTCATCAAGGAGTTTAACTCCATTTGTTTTTTATGTAGTTCATTAATTTCTTGATTTAGCCTTGCTTTTTCACGGGGGTCTTCACTAGCATTAACCGCTTCTATCCTATCATCTATTTCTTTAGCTCCAGCAGCCTTGATCGCGGGAATATCCTCCTTATCATATAGACTTTGCTCTAAGCCAAGATTTTCTATTGAAATTCCACTTAACCTCCCCATTCCCCTTACTTTTTGAAATTTTGCTTCATCAATGGTTATACCAAGTTCTTTATATTTTGATATCAATCTATCAATAGTCTCGGCAGTCATTTCTGCTTCTTTATCAACCAAATCCTGAGCGGAATTTCTTTGCAATTCCTTCAATTCTCTATTTGCCAACGCCAACTCTGTGGCATATCGATTTGCATTTTTCCACCTTAAATCTGAAAGTCGGTTATTTGCATCAGTTTTTTGATTATCTAAGTCGCGAAATCGATCTTGATATTCTGCTTCTCTATTTAGAGCCTTATATAATTCAACTCTTTTGCCAATTGCATCATTTAATTTTTTATTTTCTTCTGCGGTTTTTGTGGTTAAATCATAGTTGTTTTGTAGTTTTTGATTTTCTTTATCATAAGATTCAACAATTTGATCCCTAATTATTTTGATGTTAGTATCAGCTTTGGCCATTTCATCTAACACAGCAATTAACTGTTCGTAATTTAAACCAGAAAAAGCTTGAGTTAAATCAACAACCCCTGTCTTTTTGGAGAGTCTTTCTAATTCTTTTTTTATTTTTTCATCTATGTTTAGATTTTGAACGTTCGCACCTCCATCTTTAGTTAAGAAGTTTTTAAGATTTGCTTGATTTGTGGATGAATTAAGTTGATTAAATATACCAGTAACCGCCTCGCCTTTTAATTGTTCTTGTTGAAGTTCTAAATCGTTAGAAGCTTTACTGAGAGCTTTTGAATATGTAATCTGAGACTTGACAAGCTCATTACCTGTATAACCAAACGCTTCAATCCACTTGAAATTCATTTGGCTCATCATTGAGCTTTCTTTGATTTTATTTAAATTTTGATCTATTTGTCCTTGAACCCTTAACATTGCCTTCCTCATATTCAGTTGGCGAATAGCGGTAGCCGCAGATTCTTTTTCTGTTTTGGCGGAACCCTGCATCATTATTTTTAAAGCATTAAACAAAGCATCAAGCTCTTTAGCGTCAGCACTCTTGATTGCAGTCATTATTTCTGCACCCGTAGCAGTTTCTTTATCTATTCCAAATTTTTCTAATTTTTCTTTACCTCTAAACACTTCTTTCTCTCTGCCGCTCATCGCAGTAATTAATGCCTGCTGTTTAGAAAACGCAAGCTCAGCGGAGCCCATTCCATATTTTTTTTCAAGTCGCTTACTTGCTTCAGCTTTTTCTTGAGATGTTCCTTGGAGTTTTTTTTGTTCTTCTCTTAGTTTTTTGTTTGCCTCTCCATAAGATCTAGGAATTGACTCGAATACTTCAAGCATAGTTTTTCCTTGAAACTCTTCCAGTCCCTTAACGTTTCCAATTTGTTGACCTGGATTTATTCGCCCAGAGAATATATCCACCCCGGTAGTCACAAAACCAGCTTTTTTTTCTTCTCGCTCGCGTCTATTTTTTTCTATAACTGCCTGATTACTTTCTTTTACTGCTCCTGTCCATCCGACAATAGCTCCAACGGCACCACCAACAGCAATTCCCAAAGGTCCAAAAATCATTCCCATAGAAGCTCCAGTTGCAGCACCTACCAATGCTCCGCCTGTGTTAAAACCAAAACCCCCTTTTTCGGGACCCCCTTGTTGCAACATGCCGCCTAGCATAGGAGCTCCAATCATAAGACCCATTTGGGCACCATTACTATTAAAAAACTTTCCAGCACCACTTTTTGAAAATGACTTACTAACATCTTTATATCCCTGAGATAAAGTTTTAAGATAATTTCCAGCTCGGCCCATCGAGGTAGTATATTTTTTACTTTCAGCTATAACTCTTTTGGAAACTTTCGCTTGGTCATTAGTTGACCGAGAGGCCATTTTGATATATTTATTATATTGATTTTTTGAAATCAAACCTTCCTCAAGCTTAGAGGTCCAACTAGCAAGCATTCTATTTGCTTTGTTTAAATATTTTCTATTTTGAGCCCAAGAGCCTTTGCTAAAATCGCCCTCCTGAAATTGAGCTGCATAATTCGGCACAAATCCATTCGCACCAAATACATCACGCAAACCATTTGGCTCATCATGTGTATTGGTTACGCCGAGGCCGAGAGGATTACCCTTGCTCATGAGTGCGCTATGCGATCCCACGCGAATTTGCGACACAGGAACACCAGCAGCTTTTTCTCGTCCTATCGCATCTGATAATGGGTCAGCGAAGTTGGGGATGTGGCCGTATGCTCGAGCTTTGGAGTAAAAATCGTTTTTTAATCTTTCTAAATTTCCGTATTTACCTTTTGGCCAACTCGCAAAAGTCCTCTTGCTGTTCTGTGCCGGAACCAGAGGGTCTCCTTCTTGCCCTCTTTTGTTAATATAGTCTTGAAGCTCAGAAGTATAACCCAGGCTTGCTAAATTTTTTTGAGAAACTTGACCCTTAGGAGCAAAGGCCATTGCTTTTGCTCCTCCTATACCCTCATAACTATCAATCCTGTAGAATTTTTCTGCGGCAGATTTAAGATGGGCTGCATCACCACCACTTCCTAGCGCTATTTTAGCTTCAGCCCCAAGACTTCCAAGCGGTCCAGCCCCAAATAAATCCCACAATGCATCTCTGCCAGGCCTAGGAATATCTAACAATGCATTTCCTGGAGGGTCTACGCCGTAAGCTTCCTTAGCAACTCCTTTCTGAACTGACATGATAATTTTTTCAAAAATTTTACCAGAAGCAACTGCTACATCTGAAGATGTTATTACGCTGGGAATACTAGGCATCTTAAACAGCGAATTAACAAGTTGATTCGAAGTTTTTTGCGCTTGCTTAATTAAGTCTCCCTGTATTTTATTTTTAATTTTAGGATCATTAGCTTCTCGCTCTTTATCATCTTTACCAATAGTAAAATATGGAACATTCACAGCCTTCATCCCGGTTTTTTTTGTAGCGCTAAATTTTTTATCTCCGCTTTTTGCACTGGGGTTTATATAAATTATATTTTTCTTTCTGTCTGGACCAGTATATCCACCGCCATCTTGAGCAGAACCAGCAAATAATACCATTTTACTATCCGCATTATATGTTTGCGCAAAATTCGGTATATATCCCCCCGCAGCATATGGATCGAATCCATGTATATCGCCAAATGCTTGTTGATAATTTTTTCCAGCTTTGCTGGATTGTGGCGGCATGATTGCGGGTTGTTTAAAGCCCGCGAAATTCTTTACTGTTTCTGCGCTGTTGTATATGACTGGGCCTTCGCCAGGCATGTTCATACTGCGAATACTTCCAGCGGCATACCCTCCTCGTGCAGCTTGTGCGCGTTCGGGGTTTGCAAAATTTGGAATGTGTCCGCTTGCTTTTTTGCCAATTGGTGTTAAATTCGCACCATATCCTTTTCGATATAATGTGCCAGCCATGCCAGCAGTCAATTTGTTTAATGCATTAGCTTCAACAACTTGTGCCTTGAGTAGGCCGAGTATGATTTTTTCTTTTTCGGTGCGACCAATATCTGTGCGCAACATTTCTTTGTTGAGCGCTGCGTTTTGACCAAACAATGCAACCAAGCTTGTTTGTATGGCTTTTTGTTTTTGTTTTTCGGTTGTTACGCCGACCAACGATGTCAAACTTTCTTTTGTAAACTTTAATGCTTGACCAAATAATTTGAAAAATACACCCGCAAGAACCACCAATCCTGGCCCAGTAATAACATTACCAATACCTTTAAGAAAACCAGTGGCAAAACTACTTCCCGTAGTTTCTCCATCTCCCAATACTCCGCTCAATCCTTCGGCAAGACTTTTGACAGTGTTTAAGATCTTTTCCATTCCTGGAGCAAGTGCAATTTCACCTATTTGCGCACTAACTTGTTTGATTGCGAGTCCAGTTTCTGTGGCAACAGCAGACATTGTTTTGCGCAACTCTTCATTTTTTTGTATAGCTTCATCTGTAGCTCCAGCAGATATTCTGGTAGCCTCAGCCATGATACCATTTTGTTTTGCGGCATCACTCAAAACAGCTTTCAAAATATTGATATGAAATAAACCGCCCATTGTTTGAGTAATTTGCGCTTTTTGAGCTTCGCTCAGCTTGTCAAATGTATTGGCTAGATCAGAGAGTATACGTTTTGCGCCAAGAGTATTTCCTTCTAGATCGCGTACTGCAATACCTAAATTTTCGAGTTGATTGAGCGTATCAGTTCGCCCTGTTTTTGTGAAAATTGTTTTCAACGCATTACCAATAACCGCACCACCACGAGCAGTTTGTTGTTGAGCAGAGGTCACAATACCCACAAGCTCATCAATGCTAACTCCTGCAGTTTTTGCAGATTGACCAGTACGAGAAATAGCATCCGCGAAATCTTCAGCGCTAACCGCAAACTTAACATCAACCGCAGCAAATTTACTCACCAATTGTGTGGTGTCTTTGATTTGATTGCCGTATGTGTTCATTGCAGCAGTCAAAGATTTTACCGCCTCGGCAGAATCCATACCGGTCAAACGAGTCAGAACCAAAGCATCACGCGTTCTTTTTAAAGATTCTTCAACACCCAAGCCCTGACGAGCATATTCTGTGGCAGCATCTGCAGCAACTCTGAATGCCGCACCAGTTTCTTTCGCCACTTTAAAAAGTCCATCACTAAATTTGTCCAAGTTTTGAGCGCTTAGACCCATAACAACATTGATATCAGCAAGTGATTTTTCCACCTCCACAAGGTTTTTGACCATGCCCTTGAATGCATTGCCCACACCATTGATGATTGCCATACTCGCACCGAACGCAAGAATACGAGCATTCGCTGCCTCCATCGATTTGGTGAACTCATCAGCACCACGCTTCATGTTGCCCAATGGCTGCGTAGCACCCTTGTCGTCGATTGTTATTTTTATTGGCTGTCGACGAATTCTATTTACAGCCGCTTGTACCGCCGCTTCAAGCGGCTTGGTATTACCATGTACGTCAAGATCAATAGCCATATTTCCTTATTCCTTAGATAAGGTAAATATACACTAAAATTATGTCACACCATGTAATTTCATCAAATCTTCCATATTTAATGTTCCACCTTTTTTCTTTGCTTCTTCATGTAGATCAACTCCACCCTTTGGTTTTTTGATTCCCAATTGTTCATAATCTTCGCGTTTTGCGCCAACAATTGTACCACCATCTCCTTGAGAAAGTTTGTCTTTCACTTTGTCGCGCTCTTCTTTTGAACTGCTACCAAATTCTAACAATTTCGCGGGATCTTTTCTTATGTTCTCAGGTATATTTTCATTTGTATCAAATATATTTTTAAACACTCTAGTATATACGATCAATCTTATTTGATTGTATGTCAATTCGCAAAATGGTTTTCCATAAAATTGTAGACTATCTTCTGCAAAGCTGAGATATGGATTGTAAAAATCTTCTAATATTGTATATTGTATATTTTCTTCGCTGAAACTTTGAAAGATATCGTTGTATGAAAAGATTATTTTTTTGATGTCGTAATTTTCGAGCTCGTCAAACACCTCTTCGCTAAACAATTCTGTTTTCATATCGGCATCTTTGTAGAAACTCTTGATCATATAAAAATCATTGAGTCGATCTTTCGCGTATTTTTCACATGTGTTGCCAACAAGTTGTATTTTTTGTGTTTGTTTTTCGAGCAACAGCTTTTGTTCTTTGTCGATGATTGCTTTTTGTCGATCCACATCTTTTTTGAGCACCAATTTGGTGAGCGCCTTTTTTAAATTTTCAAGATAAAGAGTTTTTTCGGTGATCACACGTTCGTCTTCGTCAAGCCATTGACCTTCTTCTTTTAGAAATGCAAGCATGTCTGCTTCGGTGGGCACGCCGCGCCGCAATGCTTCGTTGTGATAACGCTCTTCAATCTCCTCAAGCTCCACTTGATCGTGTGGAGTGAGATGCTTTATGTATACAAGCTTGTCGTCAAGAAGCGTGGTAGAATAGCCGCGAACGACGTCTCTAAAGATTCTTCTGCGCTTCGTCGATTCCACGCATTAGATGTTTCCTTCTTCGATGTCGTTGTCAAGCTTTTCGAAATCAGCTTTACCCACTGCACCACTGCTGTAATACCAAAAACTATAAAGCGCCGCAATCTTTCCGCCCACAATGTCATACAATTCATCTCCTTCTTCTTCCATTTCATAGTAGGTTTGTAATTTTTGTTCAAAGTCGCGGCCCTCAAACAAAGGAGTCATATCTTCTTCATCTGATTTTTGCAAAAATGTAAGATTCAATATATACCATTGTATAACTTTATTTTCTGCTCTAACATCGGCAGTGTGATTGAATAAATTAGAATATGATGTTTCAACATTAACAATATCTTTTCGAAGAGTAGCAATTTCTCCCGCGATGTCGTTCATGCGTTGAGTATCTTTTTCATTTAAAGTGGATGATTTGATTCCAAGCTTTTCACTTTCTTGCGATAACTCACCATAACGAACATACATTTTGGTTAATGCTTTTGCATCTTCCTCGGCAAGCAGTCCACCTGTGTCGCTGTATTTTTTTGCAAGCATTGCTTTTGTGAGCACACCTTTTTTAATACAATTACTCATTTCAACACTAAACTCCAGCTCGGCTTCTTCAATCTGGCGGCGCGTGGGTTGCTTCATTACAATGCGATATGGAACCTTGTCGGTCACCTCTTTGGTCACAGACACCTCTTCTTCTTCACCAGTGTCTGGATTTTTAACCATACTTGTTTCGGTGCGTTTTACTTTCTCCTCTTTTTCAAACGTAAAACTATAAATTTCACGTAATTTCTTTCGAGTATCATCCATTGTAGGAAGCGTTTTTTCTTGTGTTGCTGATTCTGACATGATTATTTAAATGTAAAGCCTATAGTATAATTATCTAAATCACCTTGAATATTTCTAATTGTTTCGTTACCAATATCCAAAGTTCTTTTGCGAAGATGTTGTAATTTATCTTCATCAAAGTAATCGGCTTGATCAACAATAGGGACACAACCCTCTGGAAGATTATTTCTTAACTTTCTGAAATTAATCTCATGCTCTTTATGTAAGTCCTCAAGCATTACGAGGAAACCCTTAAAAAGGGAAACCGTATTCCTGTGACAACATTTTTTAAAAATGTCTTCTGCGTTCATTAAACCTTATACCTTGAAATGAAGTACACAAAAAAAATTCTTTAGTGTAAAACATTTTATGGCAGAATTTCTATCACCTTCTGAACGAGCTAGCATTGCGGCCAATTTACTTGATCTTCACGACACATTCGGAAGAGAGATTGTTGTATATAAAGAAGCACAAAAAGTTGTGATCAGTACCGATCCAGGATTCAACAAGTTGTACGGTAATGCAGGAAAAAGCACACCCAATGTACAAAATGTTCCTGTTCGCAAGGTGTTCAAAGCGCGTGTTCGATATGATACCGATCGCAGTCTTGAATATTTTGGTGAGACAGATGCTCAAGTGAAAGTAAATCGTCCCGATCCAAATAGCACAGTGCGCATCAAATTGAAAGTCGAAGATTACGACTATATAAAAGAAGCAAAACGCGTTGAACTTGATGGCAGAATGTTTCATGTTGAATCAGATCCGCGACCACACGGATTGTTTGATGTAGTACAATTCACAACTCTATTTTTGAGACCCATCGAAGCAAATGGCCAATCCACTAAATAGATCAATCAAAACAACTATTGCTCGACAACTCAGCAAAGATAAAGAATTACAATTAAAAGTAAGACAATTGATTGAAAAGCAATTTGGTGTCGCCAAACAAAAATTGATGAGCGACTTTGAAAATCATGCTGTGACCCGCGAATTGCGAGCAGGTCCAGGCAGTTCAAATGTTAGCGGCTCATTGACCGAAGGAAATCTTTTTGGATTTATTGGATTTGATGGAGGCGCAGATCCTGTGAGCGCAATCGAAAAAATGCTCGCAAAAACAGACATTATAATACGTCGCCGAAAAATGGGCACATTTGGATTTGTATGGACTTATCTTGTAACATCTCCATCGATGCAAGATTTGTATGCGGCAACCCCACTGCCATGGGCAACTGGATCAAGTTGGTTGCGCGAGCTTGAAGGTCGCGGCATTCCCAATCTAGGACAATACATGTTCAAACGCATCAACTCTAGTCGAAGTGGCGCTGGTTTTCAAAATCGCAATCGCCCAGAAGGAGCGCGTGTAAAAATACCATACATAAAAGAATTACTACAACAATTCGAAAAAAATTTAAATTCTATACAAGCATCACGAGTATCAGCAAAATATTTCTAACATGAAACCCCAGTTCCAGCACGAATTAACAACAAGCTTTATGCTTTGGGCAGATAATTTTATCACCGACAAAGCAGAAGCTTTTCAGAATTATACATCTCCACTTTATCCAATGGGTACAGACGATCAACTTGGCGCAGGATTTGTGACCTACAGTAGTCCACACAAGCAATGGGTATTTGATGAAAGCATTGATGGCGTGCAAATTCCAAGTGGCATATACAATAATGGCGCATTCATGGAGCGCGGCGATGACGGATTGATCATTGATTTTGATGATGGACGAGTGATACTTGATGCATCTTTTGGCGACAGCAACAATGGACTTAGTGGTGCATATTCTGTGAAAGAATTCAATTGGTATATCACCAACCAAACCGAAGAGCAGCTTATCGTGGAAAGTAAATTCGATTCTAATGGGCGATTCAAGCAAGAACTTTCAGGAATTGCGCCTCACAAACAAGTTGTTCCCGCAATTTTCGTAAACCCTGAATTGGTTGAGAACGAGCCATTTGCGTTTGGCGGCGAGGACAAAACAAGCACCAACATTCGATGCGTAGTTTTCGCGGAAAATACCTATCAACTTGATGGAGCCATGTCGGTTTTCGCCGATTCAAAAAATGAAGTTTTTCAAAAAGTTGACTACTCCGACTATCCATTAACTGAATATGGAGACACAACTGGATTCAATTATATGACACTTGTTCACAGCAAAGGTCGCGACCTGTTTCACGTTGAAGATGTGCGTTGTTCCAAATTGAGCGACCGCGTTAGCAAAAACATCGATCCATCTCTTTTCGTTGGGTTTATCGACTTTGAAATCACAAACTTACGATTTCCAAGATCATAAATTTCCCTTCTTCGTATAAAAAATGTAATTAACAACAGAAATTTAACTTCCACTTATTATATATCATGGCAAATAGAGCACGAGTAATTTATCAGAGCGAGGCGTTGTATGCTGGCACAGTAGACGCCACGGGACATCACTTTACAGTAAACGGAACTGGTTACAACACCCAGACACTAGCAGATGCAGCTGGCGGAGAAGTTCGTACGGGCATCATGCAGTTACGCAGAGTTCAAAGCGCAAACTACAGTTTTTCAATCAATCGTCAAGACGTCAATCAATTTGGTCAACTTGCCCGCATTGATAGCGTAAGCATTGAACCGCCTACAGTAACATTAGATTTTTCCTACTATTTAACGAACGGAATTAACGAACGCCTACTGGGATTCAATGTTGACGGACAATCAACTGCGCTTGGCGATGAAATTCTTTTGGGAAAAACCTCAAATTCAGATAATCCAGTTGGAAAAAATTTCTTCATTTTAACAACTCCAGAAGGAACAGATGCAGTAGGAAATACTGGCGTTGATTCTGAAAAGAGTGTTATCGCTCTCGGCAATGGATTTGTTTCTAATTACTCGATCGAAGCCGCAGTTGGTGGAATGCCAACAGCAAGCGTTACAGTTGACGGATTGAATCTTCGTAGTTATAATGGCACACAAGATCTTAACATTCCGGCGATAAACACAACATACGGTTATGAAGTCGAAGGAGTAGAATTTTCACTTCCACCTGCTGTTAGCGGAAAAGGAGAGGCAACTATTGGTGCAGATAATATTTGGGGCAGCACTGATGACGGTTGGGTAGGAAATGACGAAGGATTTGGTGATGAAGGAATTTCTTGCTTGCGTCCCGGAGACATTTCCTTAACTCTTGGAACAAATGGCCGCGCAGGTGAATTTGAAAATCTTCCATATTCGGATCCAACCAGTGATTACGATGCAGGTACAGCTCACATTCAAAGCTTTAGCGTTGATGTTCCAGTAAGCAGAAGTGTAATCAATCGTCTTGGAAATCCATATGGATACGCTCGTGTTACAGACTTTCCTGTTAATATTTCTGTTAGTGTTAGCGCGATTCTTTCGGATCTTAAAGAAGGTAACGTTGCAGACATGCTTTTTGATCAAGAAGAGCATGACCTTACTTTTACAATGCGCGAGCCAACCCAAAGTGGAAATGGCCCAATCGCCCTTCAATACACTATTAAAGGTGCCCGCCTTGAAGGTGAATCATTTAGTTCTTCGATTGGAGACAATAAGAGTGTTGACCTTACATTCACCGCTCAAGTTGGTGGACCAGAAGATCAAACAAATGGTATCTTTATTTCTGGTTCAAGAAACGCAACTGGAATTCACCAGTATTTCGCGTAACTTTATAAATTACTCTCCAAGAAACCCTCGGTTATTAGTTCAATCGGGGGTTTTTTGTTATTGAAAATATAATCTCAATCCATCTGTTTTGGTTACATCAAAAGTCATTGAACTACTAACCATCACATCTGAACCAATTGAGTGAGTATAATTTTGTGATTTTAATTGCGCTCGATTTATTTCGAATATAATATTTTGCGCAACATCAAATGATGTCTCAAAATCGATAAGATCAAAGTTTAACTCTGTGACAGGGAATTTTTTCCATGAGCCAGCATTGTTAACATATATAAATGTATAGCTATATGAAATGTTTCCCGAGAAAGTTTCCGAGGTTGGAAGTAAAGGTATCTTTCCCCAAGTAGAACCACTTATACAAACATAATAATAATTACCGTCATCACTAAAATCTGTATCCCTTGGTAATCCACTTGCACCTCGATCAAATGCAACCATTGCAATTCGCCGCCAATCATTTTTTTCTACCGCAACGTAATAATAATTGTCCGCAATATATGTTGAACCTTTATCTCCCAAAATTCTTTGCTTGACTGGATGCTGAACAATAATATCATATGTGTCTGTTTCTGTTAAAAATGAATCGACTTGATCTTGTTCGTACCCACGAAGAACCATGTCTACAGACAGTTGGCCAATCACAGGTAATTTTAATTTTCTATTGAACACATAATTGCTACCCATGCCATAAATATCTTGTCGCGGAATAGGTAAATCAATCGAAATATTTTGTACTGCGGCATCAACAGAATCAAGAGATGCTCCTCCTCGTCCGCCGCTTTTTTTGGTGATTGTTAATTTTATATCACCAGGTTTTGTGGTAGAAACTTCTGGATCAAAGTGTTCGTCAAACACATAGCCATGACCATCTCGATCATGACTAACATCCCTCATTTGATCTGGATGCAATACTAGCTGTTCACTAGATTCAGTGTTATTCACACCAAGCTTAACAGCAGGCAAAGTGGGTCGATTACTAACAGAATAAGCATCATACTTCATGTTGCTCCCTGCATAGCTTAATGTGCTTGTGGGTAATGCCCCAACCGACGCATTATATCCATAATTCATCAAAAATGCATTACCAATACCAATAACATTATAATCTTCAAAATCAGATTCGTTGCCCAAGAACACAAGATCTTTGTGATCATCTTGGTGAGAAGCAACAGTCAATATATTTATATCATCTGTCGAGGAATTTTGTAAAAAGTTTTTCAGCACACTACCATCTTTACCAACATGCAAGCCTGCGGCAATTTCATTTTGCCCTTCTGCAAATAAATATTCTATATTGCAATTAACATCTGGCGCGCGAACAATTGGACTTTGTCCACTTCGAGTAACAAGTTTATCGCTACCAACAGCTTTAATATCTACTGCCTGATGCGAGAACCCATAATCCATGCTTTGAACACGAATCAAATCAGTATATTTTGTGCCGCCTTCCTTGTATGCAGGAGCATCGGTTAGTAAAATACCAAGCCTTTCGTAGGTTAAACGAGTGATTGTTCCTTGTGCCACGAATCATATTACACTATTTCTACCATTTTAGTGTAATAAACATTGCCTGTCATGCCGAATAGAAGAATATCAGAACTAGACGAAAGCGGACCGTTATATTTTAATGATGTGTCGTTCAATAGTATTTACACAGAAAGCGCCTCAGAAGGATCTTCAAGTGATTGGTTTTTGATGACCGCCAATCCAAAAGTAAGCAACAATAAAATATCTATTCCAAATTTTCAACGCTCGGTATTAACCGACGCAATGTACTTGAATGGTGCACAAACAATAAGTGGTCACAAAATATTCAAAGACAAATGTCATATCACAAAACGCGCAAATATACATGCAATACAAGATCTTTCATCAGATGGACCAATCAGCGGAAAAACATTCGTTGGAACAACTGGTTTATTTGAATATGCGGTCGCAGGAACAGGCAACAATATTCCCGAAGGTTGTGATCTTACAATTTTTGAAAGTGCAACATTTGAAGGAAAATTAAAAATAAATAATTCATTATCATTTCCTGGAACATTCGAAGCAACAGGAGATTTCTCTTCGTTAAATTTTACAGTTGCCAGTGGCGCACAAATTATTCAATCAACTTCCACCACAGGAAGCTCTAGTTTTTCAGAAAATTTTGATGCATCTGGAGATCTCAACGCAAGCGGACAAATCGCCGCAGATAATTTATATGTTCACGAAAATATCTTTTCGCAAAACAATCAACAAATAACATTCACCAACGATCACATCAATTTTAGCAGTGGAGCATCTAATGTTATTGATATTGCAGATGAAAATATACAAATTAAAGACAAAATATATATCAACAATGATAATGTTGTAAATCTTTCTAGCTCAATACCTTCTGGAATGTTGCATGTTGATGGAACAGGTTATGTGCAAAATATAAATGCATTGAATGGTGATACATATCGTCCGTTTTTTGGTGGTGATGATGAATCGATGGTATTTAAAACACAATTAAGAACAGGCGCGCAAGAATATACAATCGATTTACCAAAAACATTTCACACTCAACCGATATTATCCACACAACTACAACACACAGGTTTTATTGTTCCATATATTCTATCAGATGTAACAACAAATGATTTTAAAATAAAATTTGGAGAAGATATAAATGACAATGATTTTGTTATTCATACCACTGCGATGGCCGCCTCAACAGGCGAATTGAGTACCAATAAAAAAGGTTTTCAACGCTTCACCACAAACATATCAGCTGGTTCAGATACATATACAATTTCATTTCCCGAAGAGCACAATTTAAAACCAATGGTTAATATCAACATTGAAGCACAAAATGAGATTGTCCCGTACACAATATCTGGTGTAAGTAAAACTAATTATACTTTAATTTTATCCGCCGAAACAACAGAAGATTATACGATACACACCATCTCTACTGAACACGAAACCCAGAGAATAAGTTAACATGCCTACCGACAATAGAATATCTACCCTTCCTGAACTCAGTGTTTTATATTCTGACATTGATTTGCTTGCGCCCGTTGATCCATCCGCCTCAAATGCCGACGCAGATGTGCTCTTTTTGATCACAAAATCAGGGCAAAAAAATGAAAAAATAACATTCAAAAATTTAAAAAGCTCGATTCTAGGAAATACAGTATCTCTTAGCGGAGCACAAACAATAAGTGGAGAAAAAACATTTGCAGATATTTGCACATTTGAAGATACAGTATTTTTAAATGAAGTAGTAGACACAACATATAGTGGAGATATTAGTGGATACAATTTTGTGGCAGAAACTGGATTGTTTGAAAAGCTTGGGATTGGTAGCGGATTTGCAGACAAAACAAGAACACCCGAATATGCACTTCATGTGGAAGGAGATGTTTGTATTGAAGGCGAGCTTAATGCTCTTGGTGAAATTGAATTTGGCGGCAATCTTGGACTCAATGATGTCAATGTATCTGGCGATTTATTTGTTGGCGGTTCTGGAGTTTTCAATAGCGGCTTGCATGTTAGTGGAGATGCAAACTTTTCAGGCTCAATTGATGTTGTTGGCACAGGCAATTTCGGCGGCGATTTAAATGTAACTGGTGATATTTATGTTGAAAATAAAATTGCACACGTCGGAGATGATGACACATATATTCAATTTTCCGACAATCAAGTAGCAATCAAAGCAACTGGCTCGAGCGTTGTTGTTGGTGAATCTATTGAGTTCTCGGTGAGCGGCGACAAGAAGCTCGTGGTTGACTCAGATGGTCGTTTATTGATCAATTCTGACACAGCACTTGGGCAACTCTCAATGAGCGGTTCTGCGTATGTTGACGAGCTTTATATCACAGGTCAAAATGGAGGCTGGGAAAAGCTTGTTCCCAAAGGATACGATGAATCTGTTCACTTTACAACCAATTTGATTGGTGGCGAAACAACATACGAAATTGATTTTCCAAAAACATTCGGAAGTACACCTGTTGTGCACGCAACCCTACAAAGCGAATCTGGCGAACCTGTTAGATTTTTTAATATTTCAAATATAACAAATAGTTCATATTTTATTTCATTTGATCAAGCTTTAACAAGCGACAAATATTCTGTCGAAACACAAGCAACCGCAAATGCTTCATATTCTTTGCATCAAACAACCACTCAATCATTCAAAGATTATGTGATTGAGGGTCAAGACAATTATACAATAACATATCCAAGCTCATTTGCGAAATCACCAACAGTATCTGTAACCCTTGAAAGAAAAATATCTTTTAGTGCGACCGACCCCGGAGATCCTGGTGAAATATTTTTGGATAGTTGGGAATATTATATCGCAGTAGATACAGACACATGGCGACGAGCAACAATGGCAGAGGTTATTCGCGCATCAGGTTCTGCGGGAGATACGGATTTTGATAATGATTTTTATTATATTTGCATTGATGGAACATTATGGGGAAAACTTCCCCTTGCAACATCCACAAAAAGCGATACAGGCAACCTTGGTGATTTTGATTACGATGATAATTATGTTTATGTATTGACTGCAGAAGGATGGAAACAATCAGCTGTAGCAACATGGACTTCCGAAAGCTCGGCAACAATTGTACCATACATGATATCTGAAATAACAGACACAGATTTTAAAATTAATTTTGCGTCTGCATTAACTTCTCAATATTACGTTCACGTTATTGCTTCTCGATAGAGCTTGACAATGTTTCGACTATGTGTTATAGTTGAAGCATGAAAAATCTATTGTACAGAACCAAATGTTATTTGGTGGGCCACATGCAATATGTGAGCGGTCGTAATTGGAGAGATCATGTAACAAAAGAGCTTGAGCCATTGAGCATCACATGTTTTGATCCATACAAAAAACCATTCATCAAAGATGTAGAAGAAGATGAAGCAAGTCGCCAAGAAATGGAAACATGGATGCGTACAAAACAATATGATCGCGTGACCGAGCGCATGAAAACTGTGCGCGCATACGATTTGAACTTGGTTGATCGCAGTGATTTTATTATTGCACATCTTGTTCCTGAAGTGGCAAGTTGGGGAAGTGCCGAAGAAATCGTCACAGCTGTTCGCGAAAAAAAACCTGTATTCGTTAGCATGGAAGGCGGCAAGTCAAAAACTCCACTATGGATGCTTGGCATGTTTCCGCATAAATACATTTACAATAGTGTTGACGAAATTGTTGAAATGCTGTATGCTATTGATGATGGAAACAAACCTATCGATTCAGATCGTTGGCGTCTGCTAAGAAAAGAATTTAGATGATACAAGTTCTCGCGGCCTCATATTTTGAATTTTTTACAGGTGATTTTTTATTTTTTGGATTATTAGCTGCAATTGTTTTTGGATTTCAGAAAAAGAAAGATGATGATTTTTATAGTAAATAAAACAATATGATCAAAGAAGTAACAAATATAAACCATTTTGAAAAACTAGCGAAACAGTGGAACTGTCCGCAAAATCAATTCTTTTGGCGCACGCAATCCTGTAGACAAGGTAGGAACTTTGATCCGGATTCAATAGAAAAAAATCTAAAATCACAACTCATTCACTCTCTGGCAAACGAAGGCATACTTCCATATATTAAAATATGGAGTTATGAAATTGGCGACACAAGTATTGCAGGATGCGTTTTCGGTGCTAATTTTAATTTCATGATGAGTGAAAATATTTTTGAAGAAGTTTTATGGCAAATGCCAGGCAAGTTTCCATCTTCCATTGGCGACAAAAAAGTAATGATTGAACTATTGCGCCACGCAGAAAATTACGCCAGGCAAGAAGGTTTTAAAGTTATCAAGATTGGAAGAGATCCAGCACTGCACAATTTCACAAGAGAGAAAAATTCAGGCATAAATAATTACTACACTCGCAACAATTACGAACCCGCATCAATAAATTATTTTAAAACATTAAATTAATTCTTGACATTCATTTCAAATTATACTATAATCAATTCCATGAACAGCAAAGTATCAAAACAAATCAGAGAAATATTAAATTACGATCCAAATTGTAGTGATGCAACAAGCAAGCGAGTATATTCTCGCGCCAAAAAACAATACAGCAAACTTAGCAAAGGTGCAAAACCTTTATTTATACAAGAACTTAAAAATTTATATAACAAATCAAATTAATTATGAGTAATCAAACGCAAGAAAAGCAAGAATCAAAGTGGCGTAGTCGCGAGCTCGGAGCTCTGTGGGTACGAAGTGGCAAGAATCAAAAGTATCTTTCTGGTACTATCAACGTAGAAACAATGCCTGGGGTCACAGAACCTGTAAAGGTTGTTGTGTTCACCAACAAAGGCAGAGAAAAGAATGAAAAAGCTCCTGATTATGTAGTTTATCGTTCTGAAGATACTGAATCGCAAGCTAGTGTCGAGCAAGTTGCAGCACAAGCAGCTCAAGAAGTTTCTTCTGCTTCTTCAAATTCCTCTGACGAGGACATTCCCGAAGAATTGTTCTAACCCTTTAGTGTAAGAAAACGTTATGGAAAAACCATTCTGGCATAGTAAAAAGTTTTGGGCAGCTGCAGTAGCCACTGCGGTGCCTATTCTTAATCACCTGTGGGGATTGGGTCTTACTCAAGACGCAATCATGCAGATTGTAACTCCTGTTGTTGCTTATATTCTTGGTCAAGGTCTCGCCGATCTTGGCAAGAATGGTGACAAATAATTGTTCTTTCACATTTTTGGGCGCGTACTGGATTTGATTTAAATTGGATTCATATGCTGCAAGTCGAAGAGGTGCCCGGCTTCGTTAAAAGGCACAAACTTGTACATGGCAAGAATAAAAATCGTGTTGAGAGCTTCAGCCCTGTGGCTAAGGCTCTTGCGTTAGCAGCTTAGTTCTGCTACCCCCTCCCTGTCGGACGCAGATACGGTAGGTGAGGGGTCAACCATCTGCAAAACAGAAAAAGTTTATTCATATCACAAACTGTAAATAATTGAAATGAATAGTTGGATGTTTATATCTTAACTATAAAAAAAATAAACTAAACTTGTAGATGTATATTTTTGAAGGTTTAAAGACGCGAGTTCGAGTCTCGCCGCGTCCACCATTTTATGTTAGCTTCTAGCACAGAAAAATATATATTCGATGAAAGTTCACGGCTTAATTTTTATGACAAGCTGGAAAACTTTCAAGAATATTTTGTTGATAAAATGTTGCTGATGGGAGTGGCGGCGAATGGAACAAGCATGCGAAACATACATTTTGAAAAAAACACAGATCATGGACAATTGTTCTATGAGATATTGATAGAAGCGATAGAAACAACGCCTCCTTTTTTGATCGCCGAATTGATAAATGAGAATCGCCGCGAAATGCAATGTTGTTTTTATGACTTTGGAGTATCAGAAAGTGTAAGATACATATACATGTTACAAAACGCAATGGATTGGACTAGTAAAAATGATTTTTGTTGTCAATTACATAGCTTAATAGAACCCACTCAAGACATCATAAACAATTTTTGGAACGCATGAAAATACTAGACAAAATAAAATCTTTAAATCCTTTTGCAAAAAAAACTCAAGACAAAACAATACAACAATTTGTTCTTGAAAAAATAGCCGCGAAAAAGAAAAAAATAAAAGATCGCCCCGAAAACCTCACAGAACAAGAATGGCGAGCTATTTTGGATGACATAGCTTTTGGTTTCAAAATAAAACAAACCAACACAATTTTAAAATCTCCGACACGAAAACGTCAACGCGAACAAAAAGTTGAGCGCGCATTTAAATTATTTGAAGTGTATATAAAATACTTATGAATGACGAAAATGACGAAGAATTATTTATCTCTGGACCACTAGATTATGACGAGCAAACAGATTCATTTCGAATGGATTTGGAGAACTTAATTTACCGCTATATTGACGAATACGACATCAATACAATCACAATCATTGGAGCATTACAAGAAAAAGTAGTCGAACTTGCCAATGAAGGAAATGTAGAATTTGATTCGGATATCGATTTAGATTAATTTTTCGCTTGACTAAAGCGCCACATTATGAGATAATACTCTCATATGAAAAAAATCTCATTAAACAAAGATGGTACTCCCCGCAAACGCCGCAACAGTGGCAAAGGCGGTTCCGCTATTGTGACCTTGTCTATTCAAGAGATTCTTGATCTTGCCGCGCAAGATGTTAACAAAATTCCTGTGAGCGAGGACTGGGTAAAGGGAAGACTTTACGCAAACTACCTTTCAGGCAAGAAAGTTTCTCATGATTTTTCTGATCTACAATCTGCAGAAGACAAGATTGAATACGCACTTACCGACTTTGACAATGAATAATTATTTTTCTCATCTTATTGGGCAAGACAACGTAAAGAAGAAGCTCAATTTTTATCTTAAAGCATACGAAGCAACAAGCGTTTGTCCATTTTTAAACTTGGTCGGCGCAAAGGGCCTTGGCAAAACATTGTTTGCAAAAGAGTTCGCGAAAAACCTCAAGAATCGCGATGGCAGCAAGCGTCCATTTCTTGAACTCAATTGTTCGACAATTAAAAACAACGAGCAATTCTTCGAGCAAATCTTTATTCCATTGATCATGAACAATGAGATTACCATTCTTTTTGATGAAGCTCATGCGCTTCCCAAAGATCTCACGATGGCGTTTCTCACCATTTTCAACACCGAAAAAACAAACACCAAAGAATTCACATACGAAGAACAAACCTTCACATTCGATTTCACCAAGCAAACATTCATCTTCGCCACAACCGAAAGTGATAAACTATTTCCTCCATTAAAAGATCGTCTTAGCACAGTTGACTTTGAACAATATTCAAGCGACAATCTATCAGACATCATCAAATTAAATTGTGATGGTATAAATTTTAGTGATGAAGCGTTGCAAAAATTATCTTTAACTGTTCGTGGTAATGCTCGAAATGCTGTAATGAGAAGCAAAGAAATTTGTTTGTATTGTGAAAGTGAAAATCAAAACACATTTGATGCAGAAGATTATCACAAGCTTACAGATCTACTTGGTATTTTACCGCACGGCATCACATGCACCGAGCGTCAAATTCTCGAGATACTTGCTGATCGTGGAAGCTGCAAGCTGCAAACTCTTTCTGCTGTTACAGGTCTTAGTCCAACAAGTTTACGACGAGATCACGAAGTTTATCTACTCAGAAAAAACTTTATACAAATCGACGGCGAAAGAAAAATCACCAATTTCGGTAAAAATTTAATAGAATCAATATAATAAAAAAATGACAGACACAAAAGAAAAAACAGTATATGTAGTGACTCGCAATTCGCGAAGAATTGAAGATAGAAATTATGCATCCCGCGAGGATGCAGAAGCTCGCGCGCAAAAGCTTGTTGATATGCTAAAGACGTGGAAAGATCCCGACCAACGAAAAGTTAAAGTTGTGAAAACATCCTCTCCAGCCAAGATAAGATAGTGGAAGAGTTACCGAGTCAAGAACAGAAGATTTCTTTTGAAGATCTTGCGACTGCAAGGGGATATTCTCCCAAGCGCGCATACCGAAGAGATTACAACAATGTCACACATCTTCTTAAAGCAAAAGGCAAAAACGGAAAGCCTATGGAAATTCGTTTTGATGTCAAAAAAATCAAAAACAAAAAACAAAGCCAAGAATGGTTGTGGATTGAATTCAAAAACGCCAAGGGTGAAGATGGATGGATTCATGGCGACGCACATTTTGTAGCTTTCGAAAGAAATTATGATTTTATTGTTGTGAATCGTAAAGAAATGGTAAAGATGTTGAACGGCGGAAAGATAAGATACGATCTGCCTTTTGTTGATCTTGCCAAAAAAGCAAAGTATAGAATTTATAAACGAAGCGGCAAACCCGAAGAGATCACACAAATCAATGTCAAAGATTTGAAAGGTCTTGAGAGTTATCAGCTTTGGAAAAAGCAAGATGCCGCATCAGAATGAACTAGATCGTACATACATTCAAATGGCCACTGTTTGGTCGCGTCTGTCTAAGGCTCGGCGCAAGCAGGTTGGCTGTTTGATTGTGCGTGACGGAACCATCATTAGCGATGGCTACAACGGCACTCCAAGAGGTTTTGATAACAATTGTGAGGTAGAGGATGAAGTTCCAAACATGCTTGCTTCACGGGGCTATACGCTGGTCACGAAACCTGAGGTATTGCACGCAGAAAGTAATGCAATTACCAAGCTCGCAAAAAGCACACAGTCGAGCGCGGGTGCAACAATGTACACAACCGCATCACCTTGTCTTGATTGCTCAAAATTAATCATACAATCTGATATACATCGCCTTGTATACAATGAATTATATAAAGACGAACAAGGTATAAATTTATTAAAAAAAGCAGGTGTGATTGTGGAACGATGTGATTTATAATTTATAATCGTACATGTTTGAAGGAATATGCATTTTAATTATTGCGGGTTTGGTTTGGTATATATATCAGCCCAAGCAAGATGAAAGCGTTGTTGATGAATTGAGAAATGAGAATGAATTTTTGAGAATGCGATTGAATGCACACGATGTGGAGCATCAAACACGCGAAGAAAACTTCACACAAACAATAAAAAATTTACAAAGCGCCCTCGACAAACAACAAAACAATGTTCAATCTAGTAATCAAGATTATAAACAAAAAGAAAAACAATTAGAATCAAAGATAATTGAATTGGAAAAAAAATTAAATGACGAAACAACGGCGCGCAAAAAAGTATTATCACAAAAGAAAAGCGGTGAGGTTAGGCTTGGACATATCGCCGAAACACTCGCACCATTTTTAGATCAATTTGAATTTGAACCCGAACGCTGTTCATTTTTAGGACAGCCAATCGATTACATTTCATTTGGCGATGATGAAATTACATTCATCGAAGTCAAGAGTGGCAACAGTCAACTCAGTCAAAAACAAAGACACATCAGAGATTTAGTAAAACAAAAATTAGTATCATGGAAAGAAATCAGAATA